TTGCCGCAGGTACATATACAGGTAGTACGTCCATTACTACGCTTGGAACGATTTCCACGGGAACGTGGGCTGGAACTGTAATTGGTGTAACTCATGGCGGAACAGGATTAACTAGCACGACTGTAAATCAGATTTTATATTCCAGCGCGACGAATACGATTGGCGGGATCACCGTGGTTAATAGCGCGGCTTTATTAACTAATGGTTCGGGCGTTCCTGGTTGGGTCGCATATACAGGAAGTGGCGCACCGGTTCTTGCAACTTCTCCAACATTAGTTACACCTTTACTCGGTACGCCAACGTCTGGCGTTTTAACTAATTGTACGGGATTGCCATTAACAACTGGCATCACTGGAATTCTCCCCGTGGCTAATGGAGGAAGTGGCACTGCAACACCCGCATTAGTGCAAGGTACTAATATTAGCATAACTGGTTCGTGGCCGAATCAAACAATAAACGTCGTTAACAACCCGACATTCACTGGGTTAGTAACTATTCAAACTACCTCAAATATTTCTATCCCTTTAGTTGTTGGTAATAACAATATATCGGCAACATCATCTCAACTTCAGTTTCAGGCTGCTGGCTCAGCAATGATGACTGTAGGTTATGATGCTGTTAATGGAATGCAAATATTTAATCCGGCAACTGGAAATGTTTGGCTGTATAACAACAAGGTAGATAAGAAAGTTTTAACATTTAACAATACGCTTGATGATGGCTCAGGCGCGACTATATTTGCCGGATTAGTCACAGCAAGTTCGGGAATTAAATGCTCTAGTACTTTAGATATGAATAGTCAAACAGCGGATAACACCTTATTACTTTTTAATGGAGGAGCGTCTTTTAATAATTATGGAATAGGGATCGCAACCGGACAGATTGTCTATAGTTGTGCCTCGGGGGCGAGTATAGGCCATGCGTTTTATGCGGGAGGAAGTTCGTCGACTCGATTGTTTAAAATAGCCCCGAGCGGCGCGGTTAACACTAAAAATAATACGCTCGATAATGGAACCACAGGCGCGGCAAGTTTTGCGGGGCCTGTCACTCTACCAGGAAATGCAACATCGGCATTACAAGCGGTTCCACTTCAGCAATTAACTAACAATGGTCCATCAGTTAATATCACTCAACATACTTATGCAGGGGGTTTCTAATGACAGTTACAGCAACGCCAATTTATCCACAGGCTCTTAATTCATCAAGTCAGCAAATTTTACCGGCAGATACGACAACTTTAAAAACGTTATATACCGCAGGGACAAATGGTTCAAAAATTGAAAGTATTTTTTTAACAAACACGGATACGGCTGCCGCATACGCTATTCAATTTTCGGTAACCGTCGGGGCAACAACATACCTGCTTGGTACAGTAAATGTTCCATTAAGTTCCGGTAACACAACAGCGGCTCCTGCTATCAACGCATTTCAGAATAGCAATTTGCCGTTATCTTATGACGCGTTCGGGAATCCTTATATGTATCTAGCGAGCGGCGCAGTGCTTAAGATAAATAGTTTAACAACAGTAAACACAGGTAAGATTGTTGCAGCAGTTTGTACAGCAGCTGGAGATTTCTAATGTCTTTAACTGGAGAAATCAATCAGCATTTACAAGGCAATCGCGCCAATGTAGACCGCTTGTTTTCAATGCTTAAGTTAATTGGAAACATCCAATCAACTTCGACTACTAGCGGAACGCTTCAGGTACTTGGTGGGTTAGGACTCACGGGAAATATATTTTGTGGTGGCACTGCGAACATCTCTGGATTATTAACGGGTAGTTCTGGATTAACAATAACAGGTACGTCTACTCTTAATGGCTCTGTAACGAGTGCATTTAATACCGTGGACGACGGTACCGGAGGTTGTATTTTTGGTGTTGATGCAACCCCGACAGTTCTTGAATTGTAAGGTATTATAAATATTGGGATTAGAAACGTTACTAATTCAATTGCTATTGGTACACAAGGCGGGAGAGCAATAAATTTTGGAAATGCTAGCGCAATAGTCGGTTGTTTAGGTACAGTATTTCAGATCAATACTTCTGGTTCTGGGACAACAAGTATCGGTAACAGCTCATCAACCACTAATTTAGTCGGCCCATTAAATATCAATACCAGCGGAAGTTCTGCTGTCAATATCGGCACCAGTACTTACACTGGACAAATCACAATTGGTAACACGTCAAATAATCTATATCCGATTATACAAGGCGGTGTTGCTAGTAATTGTGCTTTATTTGTTAATAGTGCTAGTCCTAATGGGACGTATGTATATATAGGGAGTTCACTGACCAGTAAGGTCGCTTATGGATGGAACTCGACACTAGGCCCCGATATTTTCGATTTTAGCAATGGCGGTTACGATTGGTTATATGGAAACGGCACAAAAGGGTATATACGGACATTTAATAATATTTTGGACGACGGCGGTACCAGCGGTAATTTGATCGCATTTAATTTATATTCAAAAGGTTACGTAGTTTCTAGATATGACAAAGGTGTTTACTGGAATGATGGTACGGGCGCAGGAGGCACAAATTATTTTAGCATTACTAGTAGTACGACTGGTGGTTTAAATTTTTCTGATATACATAATTTGACAACTCCATTTGCAATTTCCTCAAGCAATGGGGATGCCACAATTTCAGGTTCAACGCCCTTAATATTGCAATCATCAACCAGCGGAAGTTGCAGTATTAGTTTTAATACTACAGGGCCAACTAATGCAGGGTCATTGGGTTACTCATCGGTCAATGGATGGAATCTTAAGAACGGAGCAGGTAATTTTATCATCAGTCAAGGCGGCGGAACGACTGGTGAAAAAAGTTTGCATTCCAATAACAACATTCTTGACGACGGCAACGGTAATATGACTATCAAGGGTACAGGTGACCCGATTTTAAGCTTACGTCGTTCAAGTTACGGCACCAATTTCATCTCTAGATTTAGATTTGTGGATGACAATAGCTCAGGCAAATACTGGGAAATTGGAACAGATGTTGGCGGCAATCAAGGTGGCGATCTTTATTTTTATGGCCAAGGTTCTGGTGGCCTTGGATTAGCAATGCAGTTAACGTCAAAAGGTGCTTTATATTTAGGTTATGGCGCACCACAAATTAAAACGACGGAAAGTACTTTAGCTGCGGGTAATCAAACCGTCACGGCTGCACAAATGTTAGGCTATTTTATTTTTTCGCCTGCACAAGCGGGTGGTTTTACTTGGACTTTTGATACAGGGACTAATATTTATACGGCCATGGGAAGTCCTCCGGTTGGAACGACCCTCCCATTTTTGATAACTAACGGTACTGCGCAAACATGCACATTTGCTTTTGGTGCAGGTGTTACAAATAAATTACGTGTCGCGAATTTAACAAATTCGACTTTGATGTGTTACGCGCGCGTTACAGGAACAAATACAATTGATTTAATAAGTCAATAATATTGTCTTATACATCAATAAAGATATAATTAAGTTTTTATTAATCTGGAGAATTAAAAATGGCAGATACAACGCAAATGAGTCCTGAAGTCTTAAATCTAACAAACGAAATTGAACAATTAAAAGCACGTATAAATGAATTGAATCATCACAAAGTTGCGTTAGATTCTGCATTTATGGAACAAGTACAGACTAGCGTGAATCATAAAGTTGCAATTTCTCAACTTAGTGAACAACTACAGATTGCTAAAAATACTATTGATTCTCACAATAATATTGTTGAATCTAAAAATAAAGAGATTCAAAGATTATCCGAGATCGCTAAAGAATCATGCGTGTAATTAAAAATGCCCTTACCTTTTTCTTTTGACTTTAAAAATCCAGATTACATTCAAATTTTTGAATGGCGATTGGAAAGGTATGGGCGTATTTTAGCTAATCCTAAATTACTTCAAGATTTAAAAAACTTTTATAAAGAACATCCTGCCCAATTTATTATTGACTGGGGCGTCACTTCAGATCCTCGAAATGTTGAGCGCGGCCTTCCTACTCAAATGCCTTTTTTACTATTCCCGAAGCAAGAGGAGTGGATTGATTGGGTTATGCATCGTTGGAAAAATAGAGAACCTGGCATTACTGAGAAATCTCGTGAGCTTGGTCTCAGCTGGCTAATGGTTGCGTTTGCAGTAACCACATGTCTTTTCAATGATGGTGTGACGGTTGGTTTTGGTTCACGTAAAGAAATCTACGTTGATCGAAGGGGTGATCCAAAGTCGTTATTTTTTAAGATAAGAGAATTTACTTCAAATCTTCCAAAAATATTTCGTGGATCTTGGGATGAGCGTAAACATGCGCCGCATATGCGAATTCAATTTCCTGATACCAATTCAGTAATCACCGGTGAAGCCGGAGACAGCATCGGGCGCGGCGACCGCGCTAGTATTTATTTTGTGGATGAATCAGCCTGGCTTCCACGTCCTGAATTAGTTGAAGCGTCCTTATCTGAAACGACCAATTGCCGTATTGACGTATCTACACCCCACGGAATGAATAATCCTTTTGCGCGTAAACGCCACGGCGGACGAATTAATGTATTTACTTTCCATTGGCGTGACGACCCACGTAAAGATGACAATTGGTATCAAAAGAAATGCAATGATCTTGATGATCCAGTGGTGATCGCACAAGAATTAGATTTAGACTATAAAGCTTCTATCGGGGGTGTTTTAATTCCTTCTGCATGGATTGAAGCCGCAGTCGATTCGCATGTTAAATTAGGGATTACTCCAAAAGGCGTTCGAAAATCCGCATTGGATATAGCTGACGAAGGTCAAGACAAAAATGCCTATTGTGGTCGGCATGGCATTCTCATTGAATATCTTGAACAATGGTCAGGTAAAGGAGGAGATATCTTTGAAACTGTTGAAAAAGCTTTTACTCTTTCTGATGTGCTTGGCTACGATTCAGTGGATTATGATGCAGACGGGTTTGGCGCAGGAGTTAGGGGTGATTCCAGAATTATCAATCAAAGACGGTTGGATTCTAAGCGCAATCAAATAATTTTCCATCCATTTCGCGGTAGCGGCGCAGTTGTTGA